AAACCAGACAATCGCCTGATTTTATTCATGGCCCTGTTGGGCCTGTTTGCGGCCTGGTTGGCCGCCCTGATCTTTTATCTGATCCCGCTAATGATCGCCCATATTGACGCCCTGGACGCCGTGACGGGGATCATCGCCGGAATGGGGATCGGCGGAATCACGCAAGTATTCATTACGCTGTTGACCCTGGCCTGGCAATTCTACTTCAGGAAGAAGGAAATCGATCCCGCGATCACGACGACCACGATCACGACGAAACCGAAGGACGCCCCATGTGACCCGCCGGCGGGGGCCGGCCGTTGATCACTCCTTACTTTCGGAACGCCCTGAAGATCGCCCAGGCGGATCGACGCCCTGGGGATTGGACAGCGACGCCCGCGCGCCTGGCCCGTAACCTGTCGGCCGGAACCTGGCAATCGACGCCGCATTTGGAATTTCTTTCGAACGATGTCGCCGAATGCGCGACCGGCCCGATCTTCAGAATCTACAATATGCCGCCCAGGCATGGGAAATCAGAACTTTTCAGTCACTGGTTGCCGGTCTGGTTCCTGAAGAAGTTTCCCTGGAAGCGCGTCGGCCTGGCGTCCTATGAAATGGGTTTCGCCCAGGAATGGGGCGGGAAAACGAAAGATTCGATCGTTGAACACGCCGATCAGTTGGGGCTTGAAATGGCCCGCGACACGAAGGCGAAGGGCCATTGGAAACTAAAGGGATTCGGCGGCGGAATGAGCGTCGCCGGCATTGGCGGCCCGATCACGGGGCGCGGCTTTGATCTGATCATAGTTGACGACCCGATCAAGAACGCCCAGGAAGCCCTTTCCAAAACATACAGGGAAAGGCTTTGGAACTGGTATAAGACCACGCTTCGGACGCGCCTGGAACCAGGCGGTTCGATCATCATCATAATGACCCGTTGGCATGAAGCCGACCTGGCCGGCAAACTCACGACGCCGGAAGAAGGCGACCCCGACGATCCCGCGCTGAAAGACCCCTGGCGGATCGTGAACATTCCCGCGATTGCTGAAAAGAACGACATCCTGGGCCGCGCTGAAGGCGACGCGCTTTGGCCGGCGCGCTTCGACCTTCCGGCCCTGGCGAAACTGCGTTATACCCTGGGGCCTTTCTGGTTCGCCGCGATGTTCCAGGGCCGGCCGCAACCTGAAGGCGGCGGGATCATCAAGGAAGCCTGGTTCAAATACTTCGATTGGGATCAGGTTCCGAAGAACGACAAAGGGGAAATGCTGTTCCCCAGGACAATCCAGATATGGGACACAGCCTTCAAGGAAAACCAGGCGGCGGATCGATCGGCCTGTCTTACCCTGGCGACCGGCCCCCTGGGCTTCTACCTTCTGGATTTGTTCGTCAAACGCCTGGAATATCCTGATCTGGTCACGGCCGCGAAGAACCAGGCGGCCCGTTGGAACCCTGATCATATCCTGATCGAAGATAAGGCGTCGGGGATTTCCCTGATCCAGCAACTGAAGCGCGATTCCCGCCTTCCGATCAAGGCGATCAAGGCCGAAGACGACAAAGTGACCCGCGCCCATTCCGTGACCGGCGTTCTGGAAGCCGGCCGTGTTTTCTTGCCGGCGCGCGCGCCCTGGATACCTGAATTCATGGCCGAAGTGACCGGCTTCCCGACCGGCCAACATGACGACATTCCCGACGTTCTGGTTCATGGCTTGCGATATTTCCACGCTTCGCTTTCGGCCGTGACCCGCCGGATCATCGGGGAAGGCCGGCGATCCCCCTGGGCCGAATGATTTAATTACTTGCCTTGCATAAATTGCCCCCAGGCCCCCGAAATAGATTCAGGAAATCCAATACACGGACACACACCTTGACAGGGCTTTACAAACTGGTTCATAATTTTATGCAAAAGCAACCAATTAATTCCGCGTTGCAAGTATCGAAAAATAGGGGGCCTGAAATGGTATTTATCGTTTATCGCCCTTCCGATCGAACCGCCTTCCTGGCCGGATCACAAGAGGAATTAGCAAAGCTACAATCGGCCGGCGAAATCAAGGTTGAAGACGAGATTTACGCTTCCCAGGAAAAGCGGATCGTCCAAGCCCCGCCCCCGATCCCGCCCGTTTCCCTGTCTGATCCGATTTCTGTTTAACGAAAAAGAGGGGGGCCGACGCTATGGTCGCAAACCAAAAAATCAACCCTGGAAGTAATTCCAGCAATTCCGACGCCGGATCACGCCGCCCGCGCAAAGGGCGGCGTTTCTATAATGCAAACCAGGCCCCAGGATCAGGCGGGGCCGATCAGAATCGCGGCCCTGGCCGTGTGATCGGCGTCAAGGGCCTGAAGGTTATCGGCGGCCGCGTCGCCGAAGAATATCAAACCGCCCTGAAATCCTGGACGAACGAATCGAAGGTATATCTGGAAATGCGCGACGACGTGATCGTCGGGACGCTTCTGGACGCCGTGAAACTGCCGCTTATGGCGGCCGACATCGATGTTCTTCCAGGGGGCGAAGCAACGCCGGCCGATGAACAGGCCGCCGATTGGTTGAAGGCCAACCTGGACGCGATGGACGCCCAGGAATTTCATTCACACATTGAAGACGCCCTGGAAGCCCTGGATTTTGGATTCGCGGTCGCTGAAATCACATTAGAAAAACGATCGGACGGCCGCCTATGGTTGAAGAACCTTGATCCCAGGGGCCAGGAAACGCTTTATTCCTGGGGATTCGATGATCTGGAAGGCGACAAAACCGTCGATTTCAATCAGCAAGATCCCGATACATTCAAAGTTATCCCGATCCCCCTGGCGAAATGTGTTCATATCTCATACAGGGGCCGGAAAGGGAACCCCCAGGGAAAAAGCCTTCTTCGATCGATCTTCCGCCCCTGGAAGTTTTCGAAGTATCTGGAAGACCTGGAAGGGATCGGGATCGAACGCGACATCGGCGGAATGCCTATCGCGAAGCTAACCGACAATAACCTTGATCCCCAGGACATCGAAGATTTAAAAACCACTTTGAAGGCCCTTCGGAAAGATGAAGAAATGTATCTGATCGAACCCGAAGGCGTCGATATTCGCGCATATACCGGCGGTCAAAAGGCATACGATGTCGCCGCCGTGATCGAACGCAAACAGAAGGAAATCCTGGGCCGGATGTTCGCCCAATTCCTGAAACTCGGAATGGATAACGTCGGAACCCAGGCCCTGGTTAAGGGATCGCAAGATTTCTTCTCAATGGGCCTTGAATCTGTCCAGCGATACATCGTTGACGCCTGGAATCAACAACTGGTTCCCTTCGTGTTTCGCTGGAACCCGAACGCCTTCCCTGGCATGACCGGCCTTCCGAAGATCACCTGGGCGGCCCCTGGGAAAGTCGATCTGGCCGCGCTGTTGACCTCTTTGAACACGGCCGTCCAGGCGAAAGTTTACACGCCGACCGATCTGGACGAAGATTGGATTCGCGGCCTGGCGAACGCGCCGGAACTGCCGGAAGAAGAACGCGGCCAACCCAGGAACCCCGAACAACCGCCCGCGTTCCCTGGTATTTTCGATGTTAGGGCCAAGCAACCGGCGGGGGCGAAGAAATGACCATTGAGTTAGCGGCCAACCATAGCGGGGCCATGTTGGCGATAACGACACCGCCGGAAATCGCGCGCGTGATCGCGATCAGTGGCGGGGAAAATCCCGAAGAACTTCATATCACGCTATTTTACTTTTACGAAAACGCCGACCTTTCTGAAAAACAACGCCAGGCAATAATTCGCCTGGCGACGGCGATCGCGACCCAATATCCGAACTTGAATATTAGTCTTCGGGGAACGGAAGTATTCGAAGAAAACGAAGAACGGCCTTTGGTTGCCCTGGTCGAATCTCCTTCCCTGATTGAGTATCGGGGGAAACTAGCGACCGCCCTGGACATCGCCGGAATCACCTATTCGAAGGAACACGAATACAAGCCCCATTTGACATTGAAATATCTTAATTCCGAAATTCGTCCTTCCCTGGAAATGAACCAGGAATTCGTCGCCGATCATCTGGACGCCTGGTTTGCGGGCGAAAAGGTTCCGATAGTATTCGGCCATAATTTCGCCAGGCCCAAAGCGGGCCAGAAACAGCGACGCGCCCCTGGGGAATGGGAACGCATGACGAACCGGCAACAAAGGAAGCTGGTTTCCGTTTATGATTCCTGGGCCGCCGGCCTATCCCG